GCCAGCTTCTTTCAGATTCCAACTCGCGATGGACACCCTTGCTTTTGGCTGTATGATTCCCGCTATTAGGGCTCATTGGGGACTTGCACCCGTTAGCTAATACTCATGCCGAGCATACGAAAAAATCCCCGACACCGAAAACCGATGCCGGGGATTGCTGTATATTATTCACCTGGTTCTCCAAGGAAATGACATATCGCTTCGTGCTGCAAGGGAGTCAGGCTTCGCTGTCCCTTATGGAAATGCAGTTCCGTAAGCCGTTGCTGTAAGTCTTCGTTCAACACTATCCAGCGGCGAAGCTGCGCTACGGCACTCCGGGTACTGGATTTAGGGAAATATTGCTGAGCCAGGTCTGTAAGGTATATCGCTTTCATATAGGTAAAGATACGAATTATTTTTTGTACTGCAAAAATTACCCTGCGGTAAACGTCCTGTTTCCGCAGGGTAATAGATCATTTTTCCGGCGGTAAATTATTCGCCTTCCAGCTCCTTATACGATTTTACCTTCTTAAACTGAAGGTTCTCCAGTGCCAGCGTGCTTTGCAGTCCCAGTCCCGGACGGAACTGAAGATGAACCTGACGGATGTAACTTTCGTTGAAGTCTTCCGACGTTTCCGAACCGTTGCTGCGTATCTGAGCCTGGAATGTTCCAAGATTCTCCAGTTTTACGATTTCTCCTTTGGCGATGTGGCGGTTTATCTGCTTGATCAGCGCACGGATCACGTTCAGCACGTCACCGTCGGTCAAGGTCGTACTGTAGGCGATATCATCCGCCAGCTCGTTGATTTCGACTGTTCCGCTCGCCTGTGCCTTGGCGTAATACTTCGCAGTGCCTTCCATATCTCCCGGCTTCTTGTAAGCCGCAATAGAATAGTTGATAGCCATGTGTCTGTCTTTTTTAAATGTTTGTAAAAATGTGGTTAACTTGTCTAGACAGTGCAAATCTACGGCTGTACAGGTCCGGGCTGTCGTAAAAGCAGTTATTATGTGCGTGAATAAGATAATGTCCGCATTTTTTTGTAATTTTGCGATAAATCGTTGTCTATGGATTCTCAACTGGAGCTGTTCCCGTCATATAAGCTTTCGCTATCGGAAATGACCCGAAAAGTCACTCTCCCACTAAAGCGTATGGCATCAGATAGAAAAGAACGTCTGATGCTACGCAACCGTGCGATGGTGGCACGCAAATATTATTGGGAGGAAATCATGCGCCGCCGTCCTGACGACGTGACTGTGATACTGGCTGAACATGAATTTTTTGTAGACGAACGTACCATCCAGAACGCGCTGATGGAAAACGCGGATTTCTATACAGATCTTTGCCGCCGTAAAGTGACGGCACGCCAGCTTCAGAAAATGTTTCCTACGTGGAAATTCTGATTATTCGATTACAGCCGCTTCAAATGCCATTTCATATACTTTCAGTCCGTCTTCCCTTTTCAGAGGTACACAGCTTCGGCGCATGTATGGTTGCTGGAAATGATCAAACCACCGCCCATGTATCGTTTGCTTTATCTTTTCCAGCAGGTCAAAACGTTTCAGAGCAGTATCCCGTACGGATTTCGGGGTACGGGTGTTCAGACTTGCACAATCATTGAAGGCAATGGTAAGCACAGCTCGCAGGGTACAGCGTTGGGGCACTGTCCCCATGGAAGACAGGTCACGTGTGTCGGGCATGGAAAATTCTACCTGACAACAAGGCCATGCCACAGGCGGACGTTCATCGGTGTAATAATCCAGCTGACCTTCGTCAGCATCAATCCAGCGGAGTTCTGGCACTTCCGTTTCAAGCAGTTCGAGCAAATCGCTCATGTATTCTTTCTTCATTTCAATATGGATTTAAAAAGTTGTTCGCTTACTGTCTTTAATTTACGTTCCAGTTCCGGACAGTTACCCATGAACTGTCTTTGGGGAATGTTCATTTTCCGTATATGACTTTTCACCTCGACAGTCTTTCTCTTTTTCTTTCCTTGTTTTTTCAGATTACGGGTGTGAGCCTTTACCACCACGCTTCCGGTAAAACCTTCGTTGTGAACCTGTGCGTAAGGGACCTTGCTGTTTCCGGCGGCAATGACCACCTTCTTTGGGGTTACCCTTACTATACGCACACTGCCTTGCAGTTTACCGCTGCGTACCAGCATAGTCCCTTTCTTCGGCTTGTATTTCGGACTCAGTGCCGGCCATGGTTTACCATCGAAAGACTTTTCTGAGAACCTGGTCCTGGAATATTCCTTGGCTTCTTCCGCTATCAGTTGAGGAAGCGCGCTCATTGCCTGGGCTATTTTTTTTGCAAATTCATCGTTTGTATTCATTTGTTTTTCAATTAAACAAGTGGTTTAAAATTAAAAACATTATCTTTGTAACGTTCTGACAACCGGACTAGATGGGGCCCTACCTTGGTTTGGCGGGGGGCAGCCGCAAGAAATGGAAAGACGCAAGGTTCGGTCAGAGTAATTCAAGTTGAGGTATGACACCGGCTATCCAATCCGGGCGGGCGGAGAACCACGGGATGGTTCTCCTTTACGGGCCGGACGGACGCAAGGACATACTTCAGCGTTTTTTTATGAGCAGTCCCCACCGGCGTTTATCCCAGATGTTCTTTTTCATATAGGCTACGGTCTTTCCTTTCAGATTAGTCTGCATGACGTACCATGTTTTCAAAACCAAAGCTTCACCCTCTATCTTGTAGTTTACTGCCACCACCTCATCGCGATAGAATTTCAGCAGGCAGTAGGTATCAAGCTGTTCTGCCTTTTCGAGCGAGTTCTTCTCTATCTCGTTGTTCAACCATACTTCGTCAGGATCCATCAGCGTATCGAGCATGGCATTCCACAGTGCGATACGGTTATCTCTTCCTTTTGCGGTAGTATGACCGAAAAACTGTTTTTCGTATATGACTACCTTCCGTCCGTCGTAATCGGTCAGCGAAATCACACCATCTACAGCTTTTTCTTCCCAAAGCTGTTTTTCATTGCGCTCCACACGGGGCGGCATATCGTCCTGAGCGTTGTCCTTCATCTGCTGTACGGTGGGAAGCTCCCAGCGGTCGGCGGTCATCTTTTTCAAATAGGATGCGGCCTGCTGCGGGAACTTGCGGATGTACATCTGGTCGGCAGTAAATATCTGTGCGGTGTCGCAACGGTTAACTCCCCATCCTTGGGCTGCCTGCATCTTCCATTCTTTGGTAGTCAGAAAGTCCAGTACCCTCTGCCGCATAGCAGACAAATCCTCACCTTCTACCTGAAATGTCATAAGCCCTCGTACACGGCAACGGCAGTTCCATCCATTCGGAGGATATATCTTGTTCCAAAGTTCGTCATTAGCCGGAAGAATCACTCCATGCAGTTTTTTATGTTCCTCACGTACACGGCCATCGGCTACGGTGAGGTATTGCCAGTAAGGGAAGACAGTCCTGTTCTGTACCAGTCTGCGGTACTGCGAAGTGGCTTCTGCTGTCAGTACGGCAGTATCGTATTCGGTTTGCTGCCACGTCCGGTTAAAGGCTTTTGTCACCTGCTGTGCCTTTTCCATAAATTCATTGTAACTTCCGCTTTCCCGGAACAGACGGTTGAGTTCCTGGATTTCCGCAAGCGTCTTGGCAGCACTGAAATGATATAGATTGGTTTCCATGGCAGTACGGAAAACATCATCGGGAGCATTGTAGGCAAAACCGGTATCAATGTTTCTTACGCCTGATTTAAATGATGTTTGAATTGCATTTAAAAATTCTCCGGAAAAGAACCTGAAAAGATCAGGTGAGAACAGTTCCTCACCGTTCCACACTTCATCGGCTATCTTTTCGTCAAGATCCGAATCATCCCTCATGCGGACTGCGCCAGCCCCGGCTCCCGTCGGGGCTTCTGCGAAAAAACCTTTTATCCATTCCCAAAGACTTTGTTTGTCCGTATTGCGTACAGGAGGCTCGTTCCCTTTTTCCGGATCTTTCTTCGGCTCCTGAACCTCTTCCGTACGAGGTTTCTTATTCCCGTTTGCAAAAGGCTGCTGTACGGATTCTGCCGGATTCAGGCTTTGCAGAATGTCCTCATCGTTTTTCGGTTCCGGTATGCCAAACTTCTCGTATACCCATGAGCGAGGAATGGGAAGTATTTCGCTCAGTGTTTTCAGGTCTGTTACGGAAAGTTCATCCTTCTTGTCTACAAAAGAGAACTTTCCACCACCTGCCGGATACCCGCGTTTCTCCAGTAACGGCACAAAGAACTTGTTCAGCATGCGGATAACAAAACGCCGGTCGCTGCGGTGCTTCTTTTCCTGTACGACCAGATGTACCTGGCTTTGGCTGAGTGATGAACCGCTTTGCGTAGTCATGGTTTGTCCCAGAATCGTAATCAGTATTTCTTCGTTGCACGCTTTCCGGAAATCATCGTAAAGGGCTCCGTTGGTTGTTCCGCTCATCAGGGTGGTTTCTATCTCACTTTCTTTTGGTACTACCATATAAGGTGCGGAACCGGCCGTCTCGAATGCCTCAATCAACATCCTGCGGCTGGTATCGTCCAGTGAGTTATACTTACCGATACGGATGGGCATACCGAAAAGCTCGACAAACTGTGCCCAATCGCCAAAACCGCCCCGCTTATATATAACATATGGAGCGACTTTCAGCAAAAGCCCCAGATCATCATCGCGTCCCCACTGGATAATCATATCGTCACCGGCATAGCTGATTCCGTCACTGTCTCCCTGCTGTCGTACGATGACCTTTTCTTTGGGACGGATGTGTTTCCGTGGAATGGAGTTGAAGTCAAATTCCGGAGTGAATGTAAATTCATCCACAGATATACCCCAAAAGCGGCTCCACATGATGCTTTCCAGCAGCCGCTCGAACTCCAGCGAATTGATAAGGTTTTCCATCACATCGGACTGCTTTCCGTCTTTTGTGATAAAATTAATATCGGCATCGGTAATCGCCTCTATACGCTTGTTGATGGCATCCGTCACGGAACCGTCAAGCAGAATACTGGAGTACAGGTCATACAATGGGAAACGGATGCCTATATCGGCTGCACGCAAAGCCGATTTCCAATTCCCTATGTCATTTATTTCCCGTCTGGGAGGCGTAAGTACAAGAGTACTGTAAATAGGGGTAGGCAAAGCCTTGCTTACTGTTGTCGGATCAGGCATGGCAGCCTTTCCCCTATAATTCTTTTTATTTTTCTTTGCCATAATCGTATCGTTTAAAAATGATTGTCCCGCTTTCGGTTACTTCCGTAATCCATCTGGCAATGGCATCCCGGAGCATGTCCGCAGTCCGTACTGTCCGGTTTGGCAGGAAGATTAGGATTATTACGGTTCTGGTTGTTCTCCAGCCATTCTATTGCCCGGTTATACCGTTTTTCACGCAGTTCCATATCCACTCCGGCGTTGCAGAGGTTGACGAAGTGCCATGCCGCGATATCTTTTACGAACAGCAGCAGGATAGCGTTTCGTGCGCTGCCTGTTGCGAAAAAAATGGTTTGTGTATCGTATTTGGTAAGATAACCGGATGCTTCCTCTATGGCGGCATCAATGGCAGAAAGCATAACCGCCTCATCGCCGCGACATATAGTTTCAATATTTTCCTGGTAAATATGTGTGTACATATCTTCTGTAGTCAGGTATGCCATAATCTCAGAATCTTTTTTTGTTTGTATATCTTTTCCCATACCAGATACTTCCCGTTTCAATCTTGGCTGAAAGCTGCTGGCACATGTAGTATCCTCCCTCCACTGCATCAGGTCCGTCAGCCGGTGACGGGAGTCCGTCATCAAACAGATTGAACTGTTCCTGAAGCCGCAACATGTGAGGATTGTCTTTTTCTTTAATATTAAAAACCAGTCTTCCGGCACGGTGCAACGGTTCAAGATTACCTTCGATGCGGGCAAACTTCTCCGGTTTCTTCCGTTCGTCCGGACTGATATTAATGTAAAATCCACGTTCTTTTCCCTTATTCAGAAAAATAGGTTTGAATACCTGTTCGTAAAACGGATCCTGAAGGGTATTGTTCTCAATGAAGCAACGCAGCTGGGCACGCTCCTTCACATAGTCTTGCAGATAGTAGTACCAGTTCACAAATTCATCGTTGGTGACATGCTGAAGGAAACAGGTGTACACATACAGCGTACCTTCATACAGTCCGCACAGGATGTTTGCCTTGAAGGAATTTTGTGCGGCTTTCTTGCTGACCTTGTTACTGTATGCCGGGTCGCCGTAGCTGACAATGTATTTCAATTTATGTACAGGCGGACATTCCCCCCATTTAATTTCATCGAAATAATGTCCTTCAATGACAGGGTTATTGAAACATTCCTTCTGACCGGCTGCCAGACTGACTTGAGCCAGCACTTCATCTACGGCTTCTTCACTATTCTTTTCGGGCCATACCGATTTTCCGTTCCGATAGTCTTCCTGAGGGTCAGGATGGTTAATGTCTACCATACGCAGGTTGATGATGTCCCAATGTCCCAACGGCTTTTCACGGTCAGCCAGTTCACGGGCCTTGTTTCCGGCACGCACCACACAGCAGTCTTTGGCGATTATGTTGCCCGTCCAGATGGTCAGCAATGCCTCGCTGATGGAGCGGGTGAAGAACAGGGCGTTCTCGAACCATCTCCACTTGTTGTTCAGCACTTCAATGTTCCGGCATTCCTCGTCGGTATCGTAGTCGTCCATGAGCAGCAGGTCAGGCCGCACTTCGTCCAGCTTCACACCACGTGGAGATTGCCCCCATCCCATAGCCATAAATGAAGCTCGGTTTGACAGGATGAAATAGTCTTCCGTCCATTTAGTTCCTCTCATGTCCCCGTAGAAGTATCGCAGGCGTTCGTTTGCTTCAAACTGCGCCCGGTACACATTGAGCAGTTTGATAGCCGCATCACTGGTGGCAGAGGCAAGGATTATCACCCGCTTGTTCTTCTTCACAATCACAAGGTATAGCACAATCATCATTACAATGGTACTTTTTGCCAGCTCACGCGCCCACGAAAGTACCTCGTACCAGTTGCCGTCGGAATGGTTTACGATACGACGAATTGCCTTCTTCTGGAAGCCCGCGAACTCATATTTGGCAAACTTGTAGAAGAAGAATTTCATCCATGCTATCGGATCGCCCTCCAGCTCTTTCAATTTTCGGGACTTCTCTGCATCGCTCATGGTAAAGTCCACCGCAGTAAGTGTGCGCACCTGTCGCAGGAATTCCTCCCAGTCTTCCACCAACTGTTTGTTCTTTCCGGTCAGTTTCTGTCTTGCCATATCATTTCAGTTGTGTCTTAATGAATTCGTCAAACTCGGATGAAATATCGATTGCCTTTTCCGGATTCCGGGCACGCAGCCATGTCAGGAACTTCTTGCTTACTCCGATAATGTCTGCAATGCCGAAATCGCCCTCCATTTTGGCGATGGCCGCAGACAGTTTGTTGATTGTGTCTGCCTGGGCAGGTGTGGCATATTTAGTATCCGATTCGCTGATTGCCTTGTTTATCTGGGCTATCTGCATATACAGATGTCGTATCTGTTCCTCACGGGTGGAGGTGACAGCCGCACGCAGCATCTCCCAGTTCTCCTTTTCCGCCCATCTTCCTACGGTTATACGGCTTACGCCCACTTTCTGCGCAATATCCTGAAAAGTCATGCCTTCCTGCATGAACAGCAACTTTGCCCAGTCCTTTTTCTGTTGGTTTGTCAGGTTGTTTGTCATGTCCGTTCGTGTTATATTTTAAAACAAAGGTAGACAGTTCCGATGAATTGTACCAATCGGTTTGTAATGCTTTCCCTATTTATGTAACTCCTTACATTACAGAATGTAACGCTTACAACCTGATTTGCCTGATTCATTTTTTCACCCGAATTTTGCGATAAACAAGCATGAGCACAATGAACAAATCATACAAATTTACAGTACACGATGAGTCGGTCAATACCTACGGTTTCCGTATGCTGACTGATGGAGCAAACCTGACGGAGTTTGAGAAAAATCCCGTCATACTGTATAACCATAACGACTGGGAAACGCCAATAGGTCGTGCTGACAGGGTATATAAGGAAAACGGAACCATAGTTGCAGAAATCGTATTTGATACAGCCGACCCGAAAGCCGCTGAGATAGCCGGTAAGGTAGAGCGTGGATTTTTGCGTATGGCATCTGTAGGTGCATGGCCTCCGGAAGAGGCTACGGACGATGAACTTATGAAACTGGACGGACAGACCGGACCGACCATTACACGCTGGACACTCCGTGAAATATCAATTTGTCCGATTGGAGCGAACCACAATGCTCTGGCCATGTACGACCGTACAACAGGCAAACGGATTGACCTGTCAGACCGGAGTACGGTCATACGTCTGGCTGACAATATTAAAAATATGAATCTCAACCCTAAAAAAGAAAACAATATGAGTGTGATTACACAAATGCTGCGCCTGTCCGACTCAGCCAGCGAACAGGCAATTGCCGAAGAAGTGCGCAAGCTCATCACATTGCGTGATCAGTATCAGTCGGAAATAGCCGGATTGAAAACAGAAAAAAAGAATTTACAGCTAAAACTGGACACCTACGAACAAAAGGAACGTGAAACCAGAAAGGCACAGGCTGTCTCTCTGGTGGATGCAGCCGTAAAAGACGGACGTATTAATGCTTCCGGACGTGATGCATGGCTGAAAGATCTGGAGAATGATTTTGAAAATGCTTCCGTACGTCTTTCTTCCATTACCAGACGGCAGACAGTAGCCACACAGGTTATTCCCGAAGGAAAGTCAGGAGCAATAACCCTGCGTGACATGACTTTCCAGGATATTCTGAAAGCCGACCGACTGAAAGAACTGAAGCTGGACAAGGAGCTTTACCGTCAGAAGTTCCGTGAAGCCTACGGACATGAACCGGCTTAAACCGTTTTTACAAACTATTTAAAAAAGACAAAACATGGCAGGACTGAACAAAGAAATCTGGCTCCCCGGAATCGAGGAGCAGTTTATCCCGGATACCTCGTTCGTTGCAGAAGGTAGAAATCTCGATGCATGGACAGATAACGGTTTCCTGAACCTTCAGGAAGCGGGTGTAAATCCGGAAGTAATTGAGAACAATGAAGTATGGCCTATTCCTATTGTAAGACGTGAAGATATTCCACACAAACTGGAGATGAAACGCTTTGATACGGAAAATACCGTACACATCAACGCTATCGAAGTGGAGGAAGCGGCTGGTAAGCGCGAAAGCGTCATACGCGGACACCGTGTGTCTTTGCAGACTAAGTTTGCGAAGATGGCAGGATATAACTGGTCACCGGCAAAAAATACGGAAAACACTCCGGTAAATGTGGTCAGCACAGGAAACAAGAGCAGCATCAACAACACGTACTATGCCTTTACTTATGAAGAACTGCTGAAACTGGATACCCAATGCAACCTGATGGATATGCCTACGGAAGGACGAATCCTCCTGCTTCATCCGTGGCACGCAGCCGACCTTCGCAAGCAGGATCTGGGAATGTACAAAAGCTTCTTCAACGGCAGCTCAATGTTTAATTTCAAGGTATATATCACCGCAATGACTCCACGCTACAATGGGGAAAACGGACAACGTGTAGCATATGGAGCTCCTGTAAACAGTACAGACGCTATTGCCTCAACCTTCTTCTATAAGGAAGCGGTAGGAGCAGCAAAAAGCAATTTCGACATGTACTACCGTCTTAATGATCCGGAATACCGTGGTGACGTTATCGGCTTTAACATGCGCGGACTGGCACTGCCTACTACCGGAAAATATCTGGGAGCCATTGTAACTAAAAAGCATGAGTAACAAACCTTTAAAAAAACGATAAAACTATGAGTTATCTGAATAGTAAATCAGGACGTACATTTGATTTTACCGCCCCTTACACGGAAGAAGGAGAACGCTGCCAGCGTATTCCTTTTCCGATTGCAGTAAACCGTAAGCCAACCGACAGTTCACACATTACGCATGACACAAATCCGCAGGTAATGACGTTCGACAGTGCTGCTTCAGCAGGTTCTTATACTGTAAGCACACTGGTACAGCCTGGCTCTTTGTTGATTGTAAACAACGAGCATGCTTCAAACAGACAAACGATAGGTGGCGTAGAATGCGCCGCAAACGACAGTACTGTACTGATGTGGACCGGAAAGAAGTATGTACAAATATCTAATGCAGGAGCATAAGGAGGACTGAATTATGAAGAATCAACCACGCGGAATAAGAAACTGCAACCCCGGTAATATCCGAAACTCTGACGCAACAGACTGGAAGGGAGAAGTCCCTTCCTCCGCAAAGAAAGACAATGCATTCGAAGAGTTCGAAGATATGCCACACGGGTATCGTGCACTGATTAAACTGTTGCAGAACTATCATAAAAAGCACAGATGTAAGACAATTACAGATTACATCAACCGATGGGCACCCAAGCACGAGAACAACACATCAGCCTACATTACTGCAGTATGCCGCAAGATGCAGGTACCGACAACCTATCAGCCCAATGTGAGTGATAAGGAAACGATGTGTCTCTTTGCAGCCGCAATCAGTGAAGTAGAAAACGGAGTACCGGCACAGATGGCCGACATCCGGGCCGGATGGGAATTGTTATAAGCTAGAGTTATGGATTGGACCCTGCTACAGTCACTATGGGACTGGCTTCTTCCTGCCGGATGGCTGGCTACGGTCATTGCCTGGTGGCGTGACAGGAAAGTATACCAGGTCCGTGCAGTAAAAGAAACCGAAAGCACTTACAAGGCTCTGTATGATGACCTCAGTGCCACGGTATTGGAATTAAGCAAACAATTACGAAAACAAAACGAACGCAATATTAACCATGAAACGGCTTTACGAAAGATGCATACTTGCAGGTATGCTGACCGCTGTCCTGTCATTATCTTCTTGCGCCAGCAGCAGAAAGGCCAGCTCGGAAACCGCCCGCTTGGACAGCCTCCGAACGAGCGTAACAGAGCAAACAACCTTCGGGCCGGTCCCGAAGAGGACGGCGACATTCTCGGTGAGTGCGGAGCAGTGGCTGAACCTGAGTAAGCTCCCTGTCGGATTCGGACTGAACTATCGGAATGACGGTCTGAGTATTGACATACAATCGGACGGAGAAGGTGGCGTGAACGTCACGGCAACAGCCGACAGCACAGGAAGACAGGTGACCGTGACTCGTACGGAAACCGACCACCGCATCCGTGATGAAACTGTGAACAGTGAAGTAAAGGAAACACGCCCCGCAGCCCAGGGATGGCTGACAGGAACAGCCCTGACCCTGCTGGGGATTATCCTTATCTGGCAACTGATTAAATATCATTTAAGCAAACATTAAAAACGACAAAATTATGGCAGATAAAAGCAACGGACTGATGTATGGTGTGGCCGCCGTAAAGTTCAAGACACCGGAAGGCGAGGAAAAGACGTTGGGCTGGCTGGATGAAAACGGGATGCAGCCTGCGGGAAATGCGCCTACCTTTATGGATGTGAATGCCGCACAGGTAACAGACGGACCCGTAGACAGCATTATGACCAATCCGGGAAGCGATGCATTCACGATGAACCTCATCAAGCTGGATGCACAAAGCATGGTCGATGTATTCGGTGGAAAGAAAGAAAAGGATGATTCTTATACTCCTCCGGTTAAGTTTGTAGCAAACGGTGTGCTGACAATATCCATGCATTCCGGACACAGCTTCCGCATATTCAATGCACGTCTGAGCCGTAACGGCTTCCAGAACGGAATCAATATGCAGAATGTACTGGCAATGGGTATCCGTGTGGACATGCTGAAACCTACAGACGGAAAAGACAGACGCTACCGTACTTATCCTCCCGGAGTGGAACCTGATACCGCAGACTCAACCGCAGACGCAGCAGGATAAGTATGAAGGCACAGGATATAGAACTGCTGGCAGGCATCTCCCTCAGTGACGGGGGAATCAGCCTGCCGCTTCATACGGTACTGCGGAAACATCCGTTCCGCATCACGATGAAGACACCTACCACACGCAGTCTGCTACGTGTCAGCAAACGTTACCTGCGCATCGGCGTTACTCCGGAAGAATATGATGCATATAACCTGGACCAGCGAATCCGGTTTGTCTTCCTGCATGGAAAGGATATCAGCCGGATAGTAGCATACGGCATTGTTCGAGGGCCGGTACTGGGAAGGTTACTTAACCGCCCGGTAGCATGGATGCTTCGGGAACTGATGACACCCGATGAACTTTCCTCCGCATGGCGGCAGATACTGAACAGTACATCTACCACGTCTTTCGGGATTATTATCGCATCGGCAGCAGCACTGAACAAGATGCAGCCCTTAGCGAGCCGGAACGAGAGCGCAAACGAAACGAGGAGTTAAAGAAGGGACATACGGAACCTTCGCATAGCCTTTTCGGCGTGATAGGTCAGCTGGCCACAGAAACAGGTTGGAGCATTGACTACATTTTGGACAAAGTAAACGTTGTAACCCTGCAAATGATGATGGCAGACATGCCGCACTGGGTTCCACCGCAAAAGCCGGACATGATGCAGCAGATCCGTGAAATGGAGGAACGGGAGAAACAAAGAAACAGTCACAAACAAACAGAAAATTTAAATGCGACAAAGGGAATGAACCCGATGGAGTTCTTTACCCACTATGCGGTCAAGGACTGATTATTTATTTTTTATCATTAATTCATTGAAATCATGGCAGTACCTGTACAGCTCGAAATATTCATGAAAGACCTTACCAAAGCCGGATTACAGTCGGTTGGTAAAAATGTGGATGATGTGGAAACTCAGACTCGACAACTGATTTCTGCATTGCAGCAGGTAATTGCCGCACAAAAGAAACAACTTGAAGTAAATAAGGCTGCAGGTCTTAGCTATACTCAGGAGGCCGCCAACATCCAAGCTCTTACCGGACAAGTACGCGGACTGGAAGCTGGACTGAACAGCCTGAAAAAAGCAAAGGAAGAAACTGCAAAAACGCAGGCAATTGACATCGACACCGAAGCCGTTACCCGCAAGACCAACAATTTGAAAACGCAGTTCAGCCAGGTAGCTAGAGAGTTGCCTTCACTTGCCATGGGACCGCAGATGTTTATCCTCGCTATTTCCAACAACCTTCCTATGCTGGCAGATGCCATTGCCGATGTGCGCAAGCAGAACGAACTTCTGGCCGCATCCGGACAAAAGGGTGTGCCTGTATGGAAACAGCTGGCTGGTGCAGTATTCTCATGGCAGACGGCGCTGGTAGCCGCTATATCGCTGGGTATTGTGTTTGGAAAGGATATTGCGAACTGGGTAAAAGAGCTTATCAACGGGAAAAAAGCTATTGACAACAATAAAGAGGCTTTGGAAAATTATAAAAAGGCCATGCTTGATTCTCAGCAGGCAGCACAGGAAGAGATTGTGCAACTGAACTTACTATATCAGGCTGCTGTAGACAGTTCCAAAGGTATGAATGAACGCATATCAGCAGTAAAGGAGCTGAAAAAAGAATTTCCTCAATACTTCAAGAATCTTAGTGATGAAGAGGTGTTAGTGGGAAAAGCTGCTGACAAATACAATGAACTTGCCACAGCTATTATGGCATCAGCAAAAGCGCAAGCTGCAAAAGAGACACTGATTAAGAACAGTAAGGAAATACTGGATCTTGAATCAAAAATAACGGAAGAATACAAAAAACAAGAACTTAACGAGGTTAAAAGGACGGAGGCTGTAGGCAAGTTGAAGGAAGGACAAAATAGAACATTCCTTCCTGTAAGCAATGATGTAATTGATGCTGTAAACCGAGATTATGACAGATTCTTCAATCAGAGCGAAGAAAAGATTACTGAATGGAGAAAGAAAATATATGATTTGACCAAGTTTAATAAAAGCTTGGAAGATCAGGTAAACATAGAAGACCTTCTTTTTGAATCAAACGGAGGAGGTGGCGAAACCGGTACAGGTTCCGGAAAGACCGACTACGCTTCCCAGCTGGCGGATGCACGCGTAAAAGCACAACAAACCACAGAGAAACTCCGTATTCAGATCATGCAGGAAGGTATCGCCAAACGAAAGGCTTTGGCAAAACAGGAGTATGATGAACAGCTAGCTGATATCGACAAGCAGGAACGGGACACGATTGCCAAAATGGATAAGGCACGAAAGCAAGGTGACAACATCCCACAGAGTCAATATGATGAAGTGAAAACGGAAGCGGATGAACAAAGGCTTTTAGCGGAAAAAATATTAGCGGAAAAGATATACCAGATCAATAAAGAATATCTGGATAAGACACTGGACGCTGAAATAGAATATAACAAACAATATGGGACCTGGCAGGAAAAAAGAGAGGCTGTAGCTTTGGAGTATACTAAAAAAATTGCCTTGGCACAAACTGAAGCCGAAAAGAAGCTTTTAAAAGAAAAAGGGAAAGAAGCTGTTGCCGCTGTAGATTTTGAGGAGTTTAAGGAAAGTATCAATTGGGAATTGATTTTTGGAAATCTTGACAAGGTAGCGAAACAAGAGTTGCAGAAATTACGCGCACAACTGGAACAATTCCGCCAGTCGCCGGAATATAAAAACATGGCGATTGATGAGCGTAAGGTCTTGGATGAAGCCTTAAATGAAATCCAGCAGAATATAATTGAGAAAGGCGGATTGCTTGGAAATTTGCCGGAGCAGTTACAGGTATTGGCAGAGGCACAGAATGAGTTGGAAAAGGCACAGTCGGAATACAATAAATCCCTTATTTTGGGGACAGAAGCAGAGAAAGAAGCGGCTTTGAAGAAAAGAAATCAGGCTCAGGCTAATGTCGTCAACGCTCAGGCTAATGTTAACGCGGCCGCTGATCTGACCGGACAAAGATTCTCTAAAGTTACAGACAGTATGATTCGACTTAGCGAAGCAAGAAGTGACCTCTCCCAACTAGGAAATTCTATCGGGACACTGATAGACGCGTTTTCTGACGCAGACTCGAAAATAGGCGGTATAGTAGGTTCTATTATCGGAGTTTTGGAGCAGTTGGGAGATCAGGGAATATCCGGCTTTGTCGGAGGCATATTGGAGAATGTCAGTAATTTGGCCGGACATATGTGGGATACAATTGGAAGCTTTTTTGGAGTAAAAGGGCTTGGAGGTATTTTTTACGGCGCGGATTATTCTGAATATGAAAATATGAAATCTCAATATGAAACCTTGTCGGACATTTGGGATGAGCTGATAGACAAGAAACAACAATATATCGATATCAGTTATGGAGAAGAAGCGGAAAAAGCTTATCAGGAATCAGTTAACCTGCTGAATCAGAAAATGCAGCAGGCATATGCTCTTGCTGAAGCACGTAAATCTGCCGGCAGCAGTATGGGCTCTCATAGCATCGCATATCGGCAAAACCGAGATTTGGGTGGATATGCCTCAGAATTATATAAGTATGTAAATCAGAATGGTAACTATAATGATATAACTAACGCTTTGTTGGGGGCGTCAGCCGATCAGTTACGTAATGTCCGTGATAACATGTGGGCATTTTGGGCTGGACTGGATTCTGAATTTCGTAATGCCTTGGAACAGATTATCGCTTGTGATGACCAAATTGATGATTTGGGTGATAAAATGAATGAAGTGATGACAGGTGTTGATTTCAGCAGCTTCCAAAACAGCTTTGTAGATATGCTGAATGATCTGGATTCTACCAACCAGGATTTTGCTGACAACTTTGAAAAGTATTTGCAGAATGCAGTATTCTCATCACTTATTGCAAACAAATACAAGTCAAGGATTGAAGCTTTATACAAAGATTGGACCGAAAAAGCGGATGGCGGTTTAACTACTGATGAAGTAAATAAGCTCAGACAAGATTATCAGAATATAATAAACGATATGTTGGCAGAACGGGAGCAGATTATGAACAGTTTCGGCTGGGAAAGCTCATCCTCCGGTAGCAGCCAGTCGCCCAGCAGCGGCGCGCTGACTACCATCACTCAGGACAGCATATCTACCTTTGAGGCAATAGGAAGAAACATGCAGACGCATCTGGCCAATACAGACAAATTCGTGCAGGAAATCCGTAACGCGCAGAAGCAGGATAGCCAGACGCTTGCAACCATAGCATCTCATACGGCATACATTGTGCTGATATACGACTTGATGGAAGACTTGAAGTTGAACGGAATACAGTTGAAATAATATGGACTTGACAGGATACCTTACAATCAACGAAACAGACGTATGGACGGAATACGGTGCGTTCCTTGGAGAAACGGAAGCGGGAGGTCACGTGAACATGGACGCTTTGCTCCGTATGCCCAAGGCGAAGGACATTACCACAGTAGATTTCCGGGAACGGAACGGAGTGGAGCTTCCTCAGAACCCGAACGTGAAGCTGAACAGCATCGAACGTACCTTGCAGTTCTGGCTTCGTGGAAGCTCCGCAGACGACCGACTGGAGAAATACCAGCGTATGATGACGCTGATTACGTCCGGAATGCTTGCTATTGCCGTAAAGAATTACCGAACCTACAATATGGTATATCAGGATATGCCGGCAGAACCGGACTGGTACGAAAGCTACGAAGGCAACCGTTTCTATGTGCTGTTCTCCGTAAAGTTTCTGGAACCGCAGCCTTCCGTTTAGAAATTGATTAAATATAGATTAAATGACGATAAAATGGAACTGAAAATATACGATAAAGCAAATAGCCTTCGACTGACAGCCAGCCCGAACACTTCTTCTTCTGTCACGGAAGAAATAGGTGGAGAATGCAGCGTATCTGCGTCGTTCACTCATACCGAATACGTGCCGCTGGATGTGGATGACTACATCGAACTGGAAAGCGTGCGTTATAAAGTAAAATCCCGTTATCGTCCGAAACACAAGAACACACAGACTTACGAGTACAGCGTGAAATTCTATGCTCCGATACACGATGCTGAAGACACGCTGATGCTGTTCCAGGAAGGAGGAACTACTTCTGAATTCAGTTACGACGGTGGTCCGCGTGAACACCTTCAGCTTTGGATTGACAACATGAACCGCCGTGCCGATGCAAATCTATGGAGTATCGGAACGGTGATTACCGCAGATAACAAGACTATTGATTATCGGAATGTGAAGTGCTGGGATGCAGCCTTCGGCAGCAACGGCATCGCCGCCACATTCGAAACGGAAATGTGGGCGGACGGTTATGTGATAAATCTCTGCAAGGCAGAACGTGGCGAAATGGTAGAGCTGGGATATCTTCAGGGACTTACCAACCTGGCACAGGAAGATAACGGAGAAGTGAAGTTCTTTACCCGTCTGTTCCCTCTTGGTTCTACGAGAAACATAAATGCAGCCAAGTACGGATATTCCCGTCTGCAACTTCCTGACCGCTCTCTATATGTAGATAAGAACGTGGACCTGTATGGTGTGAAGGAAGAAACGGAAGAAACAGCCTTCTCAGAGATATTCCCAAAATACATTGGTACAATTTCCTCTGTGCGCTCAGAAGAAAAAGAGAATGAGGAAGGACGGAAGTACACCGTATATTATTTCAAGGACAACGGTATGAACTGGAATCCGAAAGACTACGAGATTCCGGATCTGGACTACATGCTGAAATTCCAGACAGGCGAACTGGCAGGCCGTGGAACTGACGGCTCTTTCCAGGCTGCGTGGCACGAAGACACAAGGGAATGGGAAATTATAAACGTGTATCCTGATGATACTACTCAGATTCCGGGTGGTACAATTATCCCAACTCCGGGCGATCAGTACATTCCCTGGAATTTCGCCATGCCGCAGGAATACATCACCGAGGCAGAACAGGAATACAAGCAGGCTGTAGATGATTATCTTAATACTTACAGTTTCGATCCGAACAAGTACACAGGCACCACTGATCGAAACTACATCGAGAAGAACCATACCCCACTCCACATCGGATGGAATGTGCGCCTACTATCGGACCAGTATTTCGAAGCCATCGGCGGATACAAGGACACCCGTATTACGAAAGTGCAGCGCAAACTGAATGACTTGTGCCAAGCTACGATTACCTGCTCCGATGAGGTGGGTACGGGATGGAAGTCGTCTGTAGACAACTCTTTGAACTCGTTACGCTATGAGGTGGCCAGACAAGCAGAACAATATGTGTATGATATAATCAAATCTTTTGAGACAAAAACTCCTAGTGACAATAATGTCTTTTCTGCATTAAAGTCATTGAAAACACTTCTTCGTAAGGACCAGTCAGACGGAACCAGCTTTCTGCTAAAGTTACTGGGAGGTGCAGAGTTCGGAAAATATGCTTCTGGCATATCCGGCGGAAAGATTGATGAGCAAGGCGCAGCGGAATTACTCTCACTATTGCTGCGTGGTGCGTTGACAATAGGTGACTATAAAAAAGGACTGAAAGGTGCTAAGATAGACGAACAGGGTGTTGCCGACTTACTTTCTATACTTGTAAGAAACGGAATAGAATCAGCTAATTTCTCTACTGGTGCGTTAGGGGCTGGATTTTGCCTTAAGAAAGACGAAAACGGTGACAGTTACTTGGAAGTAGACCGTATGCTTGTCCGAAAGGTAGCCACATTTATTCAGTTACTTATACAACAGATAAAGCACGTTGGCGGTCAGATTATCCTTACTCCAGCTTCAATGTCTTGTGCTAAAGTAGAGGATATGGGCGACTATTACCGTTGCTATTTTGAGAATACAGACGGAGAAAGGACAATCGAACAGGAATTTGTTGTCGGAGATTTAGCAAGAGCACAGACATTCAATGTTAAAGAAGGTGTTAATCAGAATGTAACTAACACCTATTATTGGCGTGCTGTTGTTGGAACAGGAGATAATTATATAGACTTGTCTAAAACCGATTGCGATGCGGATTCTACCGAGCCAAAAGCAGGTGATGATATTGTACAGTTAGGTAATAAGTCTGACGCTACACGTCAGGCAGCTATTATCTTGTCTGCATACGGCAATGATGCACCTTATTTCAAGTTGTACAGAGGAATTAATTCTTATTCACTAGACGGAAAAGAATTTGTTTCTTTTTCACGCTCGGAAGTAATGATTATTGCCGATGCAATAAAATTCAGTTCTGGAGAAAGCGTAAAGGACTATATCGACAACGCGGTAGGGGAAGTTAATACAAAAGTAGACGATGCTATATCTGATTTATCTGAAAACATTTCATTTGTAAATCAGTTATCTAAGGATTTAGAAGCTGTTAAAAACCAAATAGACGGTGCTATTGAAACATGGTTTTATGAACCAGTTCCTACATTAAGTAACGAACCTGCTGTAAATTGGACTACAAGCATAGATAGGAATGTACATTTAGGTGACTTGTATTATGATGGAAACGGAAAGGCTTACCGTTTTCAGATGTCAGGTATTTCTTATGTATGGCAGGTAATAACAGATTCTGATATCACAAAAGCTTTGGCTGATGCTAAAAAAGCGCAGGACACGGCAGACGGAAAGAGAAGGGTATTTGTTACAACCCCTACAAATACGTCTGTATACGATATAGGCGACTTATGGGTAAATGCTACATACGGAAGCTACAAGAACGATTTGCTTCGATGCAAGACTGCCAAACAAGCAAACGCACAGTTTACGATTGAGCACTGGGAACTTGCAACAAGATACACAGACGATACTAAGGCTAATCAGGCTCAGGTTGCGGCAGATGCAGCTAAACAAGCCGCTGACAGTGCGCAGCAGACAGCTAACAATGCGGTTCAAAGTGCGGCAACTGCAAACGCCTTATTGTCTGATATAGCAAATGATAACAAGCTGACTGCTCAAGAAAAGCAGGAAACAAAAAAAGAATGGGATATTATTGTTTCTGAAAAGCCTAAAAATGATGCAAGTGCTGACAAGTACGGAGTAAGCAAGACTGCTTACGGAACGTCTTATAATACGTTAAGCACTTATATAACACCGTTACTTTCAAGTCTTTCAACAACAAGTAATATATCAGGAGCTACATTCAGAAGCAAGTTTAAGGATTACTACGATGCTCGCACCGATTTATTGAATGCTATATCAGCAAAGGCTAAATCCCTTGCAGATGCGGCACAACAAACTGCAGATGCTGCACAAGAAAAGGCTAATCAGGCAATAAAGGATGCAGCCAACGCAAAGGCAGCAGCAGACAATGCACAAAGTGATGCTGATGCGGCTACACAACGATTGAATAGCTGGGCTTCTGACGGTTCTATTTCTCCAACAGAAAAGCAGTCATTGAAAGAAGAAATAGCTAGAATTGACGCAGACAAGACACAGATTGCAAACGGATATAGTAAGTACAATCTAGGTACTCCTACAAATTACAACAATGCACACACGACTTATCGTGCTGTGTTGGTAACTCTTACGGCTTCATCTCCTGAAACAATTGCTATTCCTTCTGATTTTGCTACAAAGCAGACAACGTATTATACACAGAGAACAAATGCTTTAACTGCTATCTCAAATGCGGCACGTGATTATGCGCAAGGTATAGCCAACGATTTAAGTTCTTATAAGAAAACGGTAAGTTCACAGTTTGAGCAGACCAACAACAGTATTACTGCTGCTGTAACTTCTTCTAAAGAATACACCAATAATGCTATTAATAATATTCAGATTGGTGGAACTAACTTATTTAAAAATACAAAAGGAGGCGGTGTTTGGTATGCTAATAATTGGGGAACAGGAAAATATTCTCTAGATAATCAATTTGCAAATAGTGGTAATATAGGAGGTCAAAAAGTAGAAACAGTAGTAAAAGTTACAAAAACGCAAAACGGAACTAGTGATATAAAAACAGCATCATCATGTTATTCTAATATATCAAAAAATGCAATAAAAGATAAAGTTATTGCTGTTTCTTTTTATGCAAAGGCTGATGATAGCATAGACTTAGATATGACATTAACAAATCCTGCTAATCAAGGAAATTCTTCAGCAGTTACTAGCAAAAAAAGAACTATTTCAAATGTTTGGGATAAGTATGTAATTTATTATAAAGTTTATCCAAATCCAAGTCGTGATGGTCTTGTATTATTTTTTAGTCTTAGCACAATAAATGTAAATGTATACCTAGCTTTACTAAAAGTAGAAATAAGTGATAAGGCAACTGATTGGTCACCTGCTCCTGAAGATGCAGAAAACGCTTTGACTGAATACAAAAAAGAGGTAACATCACAATTCAGTGTATTAGAAGGTGAAATTAATAGTAAGGTTTCTTCTACTGAAATTACTACTATTAAGCAGGAAATAATTAATACTGCTGCGAGCGATGCAACCAAAAAGGCGAATGATGCAAAGACTTCAGCAATAAGTACTGCCTCTGCTGACGCAACTTCCAAGGCAAATAAGGCAAAGCAGGACGCTATATCTACTGCTGCTACAGATGCTACCAACAAGGCAAATAAGGCTAAGAATGATGCTATAACAACAGCCGGACAAAATGCAGACAAGAAGTACGCAACGATTACGACTGTAAAATCTATGCAGACAGTCATAGAACAGCACTCAGAAAAATTATTGCTAAAAGCCGAAAAGACAGAAGTTACAGCCGTTCAGAACAACCTGAATCAGACTAATAACAATTTGTCAGCGCTGACTACACGTGTAAGCAAAGCAGAAGTCGCGTTACGACCGGATAATATTTGGATTGGTATTTCTTCTAAGGTTACAAGTGTGAGCAAGATAACCAACATTGTTCCTGACAGTTGCTTCGATGATGCTAATTATAGCTTGCTTTATGCCGGAGGTTCACGTGTTAGTGCGGCAACTGCCAACAATAGTTGTCCTACAAGTTATTGTATGAAGTCTACTCAACGTGATGTACAAGCTAAAAATTATGTTTCTGTTGCCGAAGGAGAGAAATATTACATTTCTGCGTATGTAAATGCTCAATTAGCTAATCATACTGTAACAGTTGGTCTTATACTAAAAAAATCCGACGGTACTACAAGCTGGCATAATAATGGTTCTTCTGTTGCAGCTAAAACTAGCGGATGGCGAAAACTATCAGGTTATATTACAATTCCCGCTGGATATACAAAAGCCGGTATTTGGTTTCAAATTGATGGGGGTTCAAACTTTGGTTCGGCATACTTCACCAAAGTATATGCCTACAAAGTAGATGAATCTGTTAATCAAAACTATGCTCTATTGACTAGTACAGAAAAGAAGCTGACTACATTTAGCAATATAAGCAATCAAACATGGAGCGTTTATAATATAACAGGACTTAAAAAAGGAGATATAATTACAGTTTCTTTTGAGTATGAGGCAAGCAATCTTAATTTTAACACCACAACAGAACATACAGCAAAAATAAATTGCCAATTTGGTCCTTTGTACGGATGGGCTGGTACTACTTTTGATTTAAGATCTAATGGTTCAGGTAAATACATATCAAAACCTATAACTATTGGTGGCACAGCAACCGAAACAAATGAAACTAATATCTTCTTTAGATTAGATTACATTTCTTCTGTACTACAAAACGGAAGCCCGATAGGTTACTTCCGTGTTTGGAATCTCAAAGTCGAAAAAGGAGAAAGGTCAACACCGTGGAGTGCTGCACCTAGCGATTATTCCACAACAGAAGAGATTAAGACAGGAATTACCGTTAAAGAGAACGCCATAAGTATTTTCGGAAAAGATGTATCTTTACAAGGAAAGATTACATTCAGTTCTCTTAATAGTAGTTTGCAGAGCACAATCAATAATAAAGCTGACTCAGGCGATGTCACTTCTAGTATAAATTCCTCCAAAGAGGATTTAGCTAAAAAGCTTGGTTATGCCAGCTATGCTGATATGGTTTCCGCAGCAACAGCCGGAAATACAATCATTGAGGGAGGACATATTCGTACAAGTCTGATTGAAGCGGATGCTCTTGTAGTAAAAACACTTAATGCCGTAAATGCTAAAGGTATAAATACTTTAGTAGATAAAGAAGGTATAACATTAACGGATTCTTCTACAAAGAATGTTTTATTGAAAACAGAAATTATAGGGACAAGTGCAGCGAGCTATGCAGGTTCGTTAGTTCTTAAAGGAGGATTTAGTTCCGGACGTTTCCAAAAAGCTAATCTTAGTGCTTTTAGCCTTACTATGAGCAGTGATGGTGGTGGAACATCCGACAAGTATAGTATTAATTTATCCCAATATGGTTTACAAGTATTTACCAACAGTAAGGGACTTTCAAGACCTAGAATACTTTGGTGCGGATATATTTCATCTTCGGGAATAATATCGAGAGAGTATGGTAATTATACAAATGTTAGCGTGAGAAGAAATAGTACAGGGACTTATACTGTTACACATAATTTAAATATAAGTGCTTATTATGTGTTAATAACGCCTAAAAGAGATTCGTATTTTCCTATTGCTTGCGTAAAAGAACAAACAAGTACATATTTTAAATACGCCACGGCATATAACGCACCATCAGGTGGAATATATGGGTTAACAGACGGTGATTGTTCTGTATTTATAGCAATAATACATAGCCCTTCTGTTATAAAAGATGCCTGAAATAAATAATTTTTGTATATTTATAAAAACCATTTAATTATGAAAAAACTTAATTTTAAAGCTGTCCCGACAAGGGACATTGAAGGAAACCTGGAGCCTAGAGATATATCAAAAGAACTAGGAAACTTTATTTATCGTGAAACATCAGATTTAGGCGAATTAGATCTCGCCCAGAGGATTTACAAGGAAGGCGAGATTGAAGCCTCCGAAGAAGAAATTGAGATTGTCAGAAAGTATATCAACGGCGGATATAAGGCATTTGTAAAGAAAGCCTTTGAAGAAATGTTATAATGTAATTATGAAAAAGATAAGAATAGGTAAAGATATACACATTATCTGGAAATAAACGATAGGAAGTTGCGTCATGTGCTGGATGCGTTCCTATTCTGTTGCTATGTCGGTTTGCGTTTCTCTGACTTCTGCCAACTTATCCCCGCGAACTTCATTCGAGTAAACGGAAAGAAATGGCTTCACTTCAAATCAATCAAGACAAATGCTATTTAAAAGGATGAGATAAAGATTAAGAATATGTTTTTAACAATAAAAATCACATTTCGTTTTGAGTTAATAAGCGTGAAAATATCACATTTCGTTTTTGGAAATAATCACATTTCGTTTTGAGGCTTGT